CAAGTCAGCGTCGACAAACATTATGAATACTCTCGTCTTATCGAAGATATTACTGATGTTCAAGCTCTAGCTTCTATGCGTAAATTCTATACAGATGACGCTGGTTACGCTTTAGCTAAACAAGTTGATGATGATTTGTTTGCTTTAGGTAAATCACTAGGTAATGGTGATGGTTCTGACTGGACTCATAGCAACAGCTTCTATGTTGATGGTGCTAACGGTATTGCTGCTTATGCAGAAGATACTGTAGCTGCTACTGATATTTTCACAGATTTAGCTTTCCGTGAACTTATCAAGCAACTAGATGATAACGATACTCCAATGGAAAATCGCTTTATTGTTATTCCTCCTTCAGTTCGTCAAACTATTATGGGTATCGACCGTTACAACTCTAGCGACTTCGTAGATGGTCGTGGTGTTATGAATGGTCAAATTGGTACACTATATGGTATTGACGTTTACGTTAGTTCTAACTGTCCTGTAATTGAAACTGCTGCTAACAACACAGCTTCAGCTATAGATACTAAAGCTGCTATCATTGGTCATAAAGATGCAATGGTACTTGCAGAGCAAATGGGCGTACGTTCACAAACTCAATACAAGCAAGAGTACTTAAGTAACTTGTTTACTTCTGACACTCTTTATGGTACAGAGGTTTTACGACCTGAGTCTGCACTTGTTGTAGCTGTTCCAGCTTAGTAAGTTCTAACGGTATGGGGGGCTTAATTGCCCCCTGTATTTATTCTTTTTAATCTACACACAAATACAGAATATTTAGGAGACTTGCTTTGAGTATATACAGAGGTTCAGGTGGTTCAGGAGATGCTACTTCTGATGCTACCATAAATGAAGTAACAGAGTTAGTACAAGATGCTAATGAGTATAAAAATGAAGCAGCTGCTTCTGCATCTAACGCTGCAACAAGTGCTAGTAATGCTGCTACTTCTGAATCTAATGCTAGTACCTCAGAGACCAATGCAAGCTCTAGCGAAACAAATGCTGCTACTAGCGAAACTAATGCAGCAACTTCAGAAACTAATGCAGCTACGTCTGCTACCAGTGCTTCTACTTCAGCGTCTAATGCGTCAACTTCCGCAACGGCAGCACAGACTGCACAGACAGCAGCAGAGACAGCACAAGCCAGTGCAGAGACAGCAGAGACTAATGCTAGTGCATCTGCCACATCAGCAAGTAGTTCTGCAAGTACAGCAACTACACAGGCTGGAATAGCTACTACTAAAGCTAGTGAAGCCTCTACGTCAGCTACTAACGCGGCAACGAGTGAAACAAATGCAGCGAATAGCGCAAGTTCTGCTTCTACTTCAGCTACCAATGCAGCTAACAGCGCATCAACTGCATCAACAGCAGCAAGCAATGCTTCTACTTCAGAGTCCAATGCCAGTACAAGTGAAACTAACGCAGCAGCTTCAGCAACGTCTGCAAGCTCTTCTGCCAGCTCTGCATCCTCTAGTGCTAGTAGTGCAGCGGGTAGTGCAACAACTGCCACTACAAAGGCTTCTGAGGCTTCTACAAGTGCTTCTAATGCTAGTACATCAGAAACTAATGCTGCTAACTCTGCAAGTGCAGCTAGTACATCTGCTACTAATGCTAGTACATCAGAGAGTAACGCAGCTACATCAGCTACTAGCGCAGCCTCCTCTGCTAGTGCAGCAGCTACAAGTGCTTCTGAAGCAGCGGCTAGTGCAGCCAGCATAGACGTTAGTGGTTTTGTAACAAAAAGTAACAACTTATCTGACTTAGACAGCGCATCATCTGCCCTTACTAACTTGGGCATAGCTAATCACGATGACATTACTGTAGATGGTAGCGGTAACGTTGGGATTGGTACTAGTACAGTTCCAACAAGATTAACTTCTTACAGCACATCATCAGATTACCAATTAGAACTTGGCTTTGATTCTACATTTTCATGGAAACTAGGTCGAGTAGCCTCTACTGGTTCGTTGCAGTTTACTGGATACAACGGAGGAGCTACCCCTGTAGTACCGATGACTTTTGATTTAGATGGTAACGTCGGTATTGGTACGAGTAGTCCTAGTTCTAAGTTAGATATAAATGGCTCAGTAACAGCAACATCATACGCTGGTGATGGCTCTGCTTTGACTGGTATTACAGGTGGTGGTCCTAGCTTAGGCACTAACAGCATTATCAGAACAAATGCTCAGACTATTAGTGAGAACATTACAATTCCTGCTGATACTAATGGGATGTCTATTGGTAATATTACAGTGGCAGATACATTCACAGTAACCGTTAATGGCAGATGGGTAATAATTTAATATGGCTTCTAATATAACAGTAGATACATTAACAAAAGGGGCTATCACTCTAAACACAGATGAGTTGGTAGATGTAAACAATACGAGAGTGTGTAAGGCTTGGGTGAATTTTAATGGAACTGGTACAGTTGCTATTAGAGCTTCTTATAATGTATCTAGTATTACTGATGTTGGCACTGGCAAATTCTTGGTGAACTTTACAACAGCTATGGCTGACACTAACTATACCACTAACTACACTAGTAGCCATTATAGGGATAGGATAGGTGTCAGTACAGCTCAAACAGTGGCTACATCCACTGACTTAACCACATATAACTCTACTGGCGCATTGTCCAATACTTCCATAAATAATGTTTTATTTTACAGATAAAAGGAACAAACTAAAATGACACAAAGAATTTTAATTACAAACGACAACGGTGCTTCAATTGGAGTGGTTGTCCCAGCAGATAACGTAACAGCAGAGTTCTGCCTCAAGGATGTACCAGTGGGCTACAAATATAAGATTGTAGAAACCGCTGATGTACCTTCAGACAGAACCTTCCGCAACGCATGGGAAGTGACAGATGTGTCTGACTGGTCGGTAAAAGCGTAATGGCTAGCTCAGTAGTATCCGATAACTTTGAGACGAGTACAGGTGCTATCCCTAATATGGGTGGTGCTGATATAACTACTAGATTGTGTTCTGCTTGGGTTAACTTTAATGGTACAGGAACAGTAGCCATCAGAAGCTCTTACAATGTAAGCTCTATCACTGATAATGGTACTGCTAATTATGCAGTAAACTTTACTAATAACATGGTAGACACCGATTATAGCGTATCTATGTCCGCTCAATATTCAAGCACCAGCATAGCTGGCTTGGCTTGTCAAACAACTAGTGCGTCAAACGCTTTAGGCTCCGTTCCGGTTAGAACGTCAAACTCAACAGGCGCCCAAGCTCTTGACCTTCCGGCAGTGTACGTCCAAATATTCTCAAACTAACAGGGTATAATAAAATGATTACAGTAAATAATACAAAAGCAATAGAGATTACAAAAGAGGCTATCAGAGCCTACCGCAAACCATTGCTAGAAGCACTTGATGTAGACTACACACGGGCAGTTGAAGTTGGTGGTGATACAGCGGCTATCGTAGCGAGCAAGCAAACTCTACGAGATATGACAGCCATTGCTGATGGCAAGAGTGTGGAAGAGTTAAAGGTTATTGTTGAAGAATTAGTATAGTGGCTTACTGGTATAACCAACAAGGAAAAATAATATGAAAATAAACAGGAGTTTAACATGCCAAGTGTAATACGTGGCGGTGATAACTTTGATTCGCAAGAAGTTGTGTCCGGTACAGCTAAGGCTTGGGTGAACTTTAGCGGTTCTGGCACTGTAGCAATACGGGCTAGTTATAATGTAAGTAGTATTACAGATAGGGGGACAGGACTATTTACAGTAAACTTAACAACCAGTATGGCTGATTCTAACTATGCTACTTTAGGCACAGCACAAAATTCTTCAGAGGGTTCACCAAGAAATACACACGCAAGCCCTTTTGATAGCTCAAGCTATTATATTAGTATTGAAAACCACCTAAGCACTTATTCAGATGCTTTGTATATAAGCTCTTGTGTACTAAGATAAACCATCCTAAAAGGAAATCAAGATGAACCAAAGAATCAATAACGCTGGCGATATTAACGCTTCCTTTGCTGTTTTCTACAAGGCTTAGTTATGGACTTCCAAGATTTATTTAATGCAACATTTGCTCTAATATCTATTTTTGTCGGATGGTATCTAAGAGCAGTATGGGATGCTATTAGCAGATTACGTTTAGACATTCAGCAGATAGAGAGAAATATCCCTAACGTGTATCTTAGACGTGATGATTTTCAAATAGCTCTAGCTGACATTAAAGATACTCTTAACCGAATAGAAGATAAACTAGACAGTAAGGCAGACAAATGATACAGCTAATAACTCTTGTTGGTGAGTTAGCCACTACATGGATGCAAGGCAAAGCAGAAGAAGCTAAGGTCAAGCAGGAAGTAAAGATTAAAGCTATGCAGTCAGAAGAAAACTGGGAAAAGATGATGGCTGAAGGTAGTAAGACATCATGGAAGGACGAATGGTTTGTTATTGTACTTTCTATACCCATGATTGGTGCGTTCATCCCTAGCTTAGTACCCTACATTCAAGAGGGTTTCGCAGTTTTAAACTCAATGCCAGAATACTACAAAGGTTTTCTAGCAGCAGCTATAGCAGCTTCCTTTGGAATCAAGGGTTTAGCTAACTGGAAGAAATAAAGTTAAATAAAGACTTGACAAATCATTCAAAATATGATACAATAAATAAAATTTATTTTAGGAAGTAAATAATAACTATGACTTATTTAGAAACAGTAAATAAAATCCTAAAGAGATTAAGAGAGAGGACAGTTACGTCTGTAGAAGAAACAGCTTACTCTGCTCTTATCGGTATATTCGTTAATGACGCTAAACAAGTTGTGGAGGAAGCATGGAAATGGTCTGCTTTACGTACTACACTAACGGCAACTACTACGTCTGGTATTTTTAGTTATGAGTTAAATGGTACTCAGAATAACTTTGACATC